CGCCCGGCAGGATGAACGAGCGCAACTCGGACAGCTCGGCGTTCATCTAATAAATGGCTGACAACCACGGGCAGGTAGAGCTAGACTTTGGGCTGCACGATGCGCAGCTCACTATCTATAACTCTCCTGCTCGCTTCAAAGTCGTAGCAGCAGGACGCCGCTTCGGCAAGTCGTACCTCGCTGCTATCACCCTCCTTCTGGAGGGATTGAAGAATACTCACGTAGGTCCGTCCGGTAAGTCTTACGACCTAGGACTCAAAGAGATCTACTACGTAGCCCCGACGTTTGAGCAGGCCAAGAAGATTATGTGGCCGCTCATTAAACATCTCGGCCGAGGGGTTATTACCTCTACCCACGAGAATACGGCTACGTGCACTCTGTCCAACGGACGGCGCATCTCGATTAAAGGTGCGGACAGACCTGACTCCCTGCGCGGTGTCGGTCTTAGTTACGTTGTGATGGACGAATACGCCTTCATGAAAGAAGAAGTGTGGGACAAGATTCTTCGTCCTACGCTGTCAGACGTCGAGGGTGGGGCCCTGTTCATCGGTACGCCTGACGGTAAGAACCACTTTTTTGAGCTGTTCAATATAGCTATCAAGGAAGGTCTTCCTCAGTGGGAAGCATTCAGCTTCCGCTCCATCGACAATCCCACGCTAGCCGGGGAAGAGATTGAGAATGCCAAGAAGACTCTCAGTACGGAAATCTTCCGTCAAGAGTTCGAGGCGTCCTTCTCCGAGGGTAGTGGTAAGATCTTCAAGGGAGACTGGTGGCAGTACGCGGAAGAGGCTGAAGGTGCCGGTGATTACTACATCGCTTGTGATCTAGCAGGCTTCGCTAAGGAAGGCATCGGTAAGAAGGGAGTACTCAAGCTCCGAGACGATCACGCGATCGCGGTTGTCAAAGTCGGACCTTGGGGCTGGTTTGTTGAGAACATCATCCACGGCCAGTGGGATGTGCGAGAGACGGCTCTCCAGATCGTTAAGGCATACCGAGACTACCGTCCTGTAGCCTTAGGGATCGAGAAGGGGATGGCAAAGAATGCCGTCATGCCGTACCTAGAAGATGAGATGGGTAGATTGAACATCTACTTCACTCCTAGTGACCTCACTCACGGCAACCAGCAGAAGGCAGATCGTATCCGGTGGGCCCTCCAAGGCCGAGCTGAGAAGGGACGAATTACCTTGAACTCCGAAGGAGAGTGGGTAAAGAAGTTCCTAGACCAAGCTGCTGACTTCCCGAACCCCCTCAGCCATGACGATTTGCTTGACGCTGTAGCTTATATTGACCAGATTGCCAGCACTGTGTACTTCCAACAGGACAGTGTAGCGGATACTAGTCTAACCATTAACATTGACGACATCATCGGATGGTAGAGTGAAAGAAACGGGCAATACCGAGGCTCCAGAAGCCCTCGACCCGCTCGCTAACTGGGTAATGTCCCATGTTAATAAGTGGCGGGACCATAGAGATACTAACTACCTCAAGCGGTGGGGCGAATATTATCGTCTCTGGAGAGGTTTTTGGAACCCTGAGGACCAGAATAAGGAGTCCGAGAGGGCTAAACTGGTCGCTCCCGCCCTCCAACAGGCGGTGGATATGACCGTCTCTGAGATGGAAGAGGCTACTTTCGGTCGTGGAGTGTGGTTTGACATCTCTGACGACTACGAAGACCAGCAGAAAGAGGATGCAACGGTCCTTCGAGATCAACTTTTGTGTGATTTCGAGGATAATGACGTTCCGGCTGCCATCTCAGAGTGCTATTTGAACGGCGCTCTATACGGAAACGGTATCGCCAAGGTCATGATCGGCCAAAAGACCGAGATTACCATGGACCCGAACGGTGAGCCGGTAGAAACTGAGGCATTCCGGGTGTGGTTGGAGCCTATTGCTCCCCAGAACTTCGTCATTGACCCCGGGGCTAGGGGTGTAGACGACGCCCTCGGGTGTGCGCATGAGCTTACCGTGCCTCGGCACAAGGTAGAGGCCCGTATTAACGATGGGTTCTACTTCGATAAGTATGTAGGTGCGTGGGATGGTGCTAACCAAGGCTTTAGTGAGAGCGGAAGTACGCTGACTAAAGACTCGGGAGCCAGTGATGTGGTCCTTTTGACTGAATATCACGGTCTTGTCCCCTCTCGTTTGCTTTATGTAGAGGAGCCGGAGGAGGCCCTCCCGGGCCAAGTGACTGATGAAGAGCGTCCCGTGGTGGAAGAAGACGGGCCTATGGTTGAGGCTATTGTCACTATTGCGAACAAAGGCATTCTCCTTAGGGCTGTCGAAAATCCTTACATCAAGAAAGACCGGGCTATTGTCGCTTATCCTCACGATACTGTCCCGGGCCGGTTTTGGGGCCGTGGCGTATCTGAAAAGGGCTATAACCCCCAAAAGGCACTAGATGCAGAACTCAGAGCAAGAATTGATGCCCTTGCCTACCTCACGTATCCAACTCTCGGAGCTGATGCTACGCGTCTCCCAAGAGGACTTGATCTCAAGATTAAGCCGGGAAGGATGTTCCTTACTAATGGACGGCCTAGCGAAATCCTTGAGCCAATCGTCTTCGGAAATCTCAACCCCGCCACCTTCCAGCAATCAGGCGACCTAGAGAGAATGGTCCAGATGGGCACCGGAGCAATGGACTCCGCGTCTCCTCTGGAATCTAACCGCCGCAACGAGACCATGGGCGGCATGTCCATGATCCAAGGCGGCTTCATCAAGCGCTCCAAGCGTGCGATGAGAAACGTGGAGCACAAGTTCCTTGACAAAATTATTCAGAAGTCTCTCTGGCGTTATATCCAGTTTGCTCCTGAGCGCTACCCTGCTGACTTCAAGTTCCAAGTCAATAGCACGATGGGTATCATGGCGCGAGAATTTGAACAGCAAGTTCTCACCCAAATGCTACAAGTCGTACCTCCTGAGAGTCCAATTTTTCCGGCCGTTATCAAAGGAATTGTCGAGAACTCGGCTGCCGTTAATAAGTCCGAACTTGTAGACGCAGTCAAAGCGATGATGCAGCCCAACCCTGAGGCTGAGGCCATGAAGCAAAAGATGGCACAGCTACAGATAATGGGCTTGGAAGCGGAAGTTACTGAGAAGATGGAGAGGGCTAAGCTGGCAGCAGCGCAGGCTCTTAAGGCTCAGGCAGATGCTCAGTTGGCCTTCGTTAAGGCTTCTCTGGAAGATGAGAAGGTCGAGATCGCAGCTTCCAATACTGTCATCGCTAACAAGAAGACTGAGGTTGCTCTGGTCCAGACTAAGATCCAAGCCGAAAGCGCAGCCCAGAAAATGGCTCATGACGAGAAGAAGATGGCTCACGATGAGCGGATGATGAACAAGGAGCTACAATTCTCCGAAGTCGATCATCAGCAGAAGCTTCGTCAGAAGGATGAGAGCCATCAGCAGAAGATGAAGCATCAGAGTGATGCAGCTAAAAACAAACCTAAACCTAAGAGTAAATAATGACTGATGAACAGAAGCTTGAACTATTGTTTGATATGACTAGCCACCCCGGCTGGTTGCTCCTCGTAGAGGATCTCGAAGCTAGGGTAGAAGCTATGAAAGAGGGACTGGTTCGTAATGAGTCTTCCCCGTATCAGGTAGGGATGGCCCAAGGTCATGTGAAAGTTTACCGAGAGTTCATCCATCTGCGCACTATGATCGAGCAGATGCGTGAACAGATGAAAGATAATGAAACTGATTCTATTTGATTTCCAGTGTACTGAAGGACACCAGTTCGAGGACTTGGTAAAATCCGATGTACACGAAGTAGATTGTCCTAAGTGCGGCCAGAAGGCTAAACGAGAAATTTCCCCAGTCCGCCTCGACTGGAGAAAGATGGGCGTAGACTCTGACTTTCCTACCTGTCAAGACAAGTGGGATAAGATGCAGAGAGAGGCAAAAAACAAGCCAGACTCCGAAAACCTCACTCACTATTGAGGCCGGTATACTGGTATATTTATTGTCCTATAACCACACTATAAAGGCAGGACTAGAAGAGTATGGGTATTATTGATCCGGTGCAGCACAAGTCGCAGGACGATCTTGACCGAGAGTTGGAGCAGATCCAAGGAAACAAGGAAGCTCCTGTAGTCCCTGAGAAGTATCAGGGCAAGTCTCTGGAAGACGTTATCAAGATGCACCAAGAGGCTGAGAAGGAGAAATCTCGTCTTGGCAATGAACTTGGACAGGCGCGGCAGCAGCTACAACACCGACCAGTTAAAGAAGAGGAACCCAAGAAAAGGGAAGTTAAGGTAGATGACCTCCTTGAGAATCCGGAGGAGGCCGTCAGCACTATCGTTAACCAAGACCCGGTTGTTCGCAATGTTCGGACCAAAGTCGAACAGCTTGAACAAGACCTGAATAAGCGCTCATTCGAGCAGAGCTATCCTGAGTACCAGAAGGACCTTGCCGATCCGGCATTCGCCGAGTGGATCAATGGTTCCACGGTACGCAGGGCACTGGCAGTCGCAGCCGACAAGTATGACTTTACGGCGGCGGGTGAACTGTGGAATCTGTGGGAAGAGCGTAAACAGCTTGTCAAAGATGTAGAGGCTAAGAAGGAAGAACAGAAGAAACAGGATCGGGCCACGAAGCTCAAGCAAGGTATGCTGGAGTCAGGCACTGGTAGCTCCACTGAGACGAAGAAAGTCTTCTCTCGGGAAGAGATCCGGAACCTTAAAACTCGGGCATTGCAGGGTGATCGTAAGGCTCAGGCTATTGTTTCCGACCCGGTTTGGCAGCGCGAGACGTTGCAGGCGTATGTCGATAAACGGACTAAATAACCCTTATGTTGTGATTATTGGAGAGTAAATTATGCCACTTGGCACAGATCACGTTACGCTTACCGAAGCTAACGTCTTTATCCCTGAGGTTTGGAGTGATGACGTCATTGCGGCGTTCAAGGCTAACCTCGTTGTCAAACCCCTCGTCAACACCCTGAACTTCACTGGTCAGAAGGGTGACGTTATCCGTATTCCGAAGCCGACTCGTGGTAACGCAGTTGCCAAGTCGTCTGAGACTCAGGTCACGCTGATTGCGGCGACTGAGACGGATACGACCATCACGATCAACCAGCACTGGCACTATGCCCGTTTGATTGAAGATATCGTGGTGAAGCAGGCCCTTGAGAGCATGCGCCGGTTCTATACGGACGATGCAGGCTACTCGCTGGCTAAGCGCGTCGATACGTTCATCCACTCGCTCGGCTCGACGTTCCGTACGGGCTCGGCGTATTCGGGCGCGTACATCGGCTCCGACGGTACTACGGCGTGGTCGGCGTCCGCTAACGGTAACGCGGGTAACGCGGCGTCCCTCACGGACGAAGCGATCCGGCGTACGGTTCAGCGTCTGGACGATGCGGATGTCCCGAACTCGAACCGTGTGTGGGTCATTCCTCCGGTCGAGAAGCGCAAGCTGCTCGGTATCTCCCGCTTCACGGAGCAGGCGTTTACCGGTGAGTCGGGTGATGGCAACAGCATCCGTAATGGTCTCGTGGGCAACCTGTACGGCACCCCGGTCTACGTTTCCAGCAACGTAGCGACGGTGGCTGACGCGGGCGCGGCTACGGACCAGTATGCGGTCCTCTACTTCCACAAGGACGCGATTGTGTTCGTGGAACAGATGGCCCCGCGTATGCAGAGCCAATACAAGCTCGAATGGCTCGGCGACCTCATGGTTGCTGACACGATCTTCGGTGGCGCGAACGTGCGTCCGGAAGCGGGTCAGGCCCTGATTGTCCCGAACGCCTAATAGGCAAAATAGGAGATGGGGGCTTCGGCCCCCTGATCCTTCCTAAGGATTAAAATGACCTATCTTGAAGTTGTCAACAAGGTTCTCAGAAAGCTACGAGAGGATGTAGTCTCTACTGTTACGTACGATTCCTACTCGACTCTTATTGGGGAGTTTGTTAATGACGCCAAGAGAGAAGTAGAGAATGCGTTCAACTGGTCGGTGCATCGGAAGGTCACTGTATTCCAGACTAACGGCTCTAACGTATATCCTATCGCCTCAGATTCTAGTGTGAGTCTGTTGGGCGGCTTTCTTACTAACGAATTCTCACGGTTGGCTTACGATGAGTGCAGCCGTCCTATGGCCTTCGATATCACGGCAGGCCAAGAAATCCAGCTGGCTGAATGGCCGTTCGAGTACTACACTCGACAAGCCTATCTAGCCACATTCAATACTACGAATACCGTCCCCAGAGCCTTCGCCCAAAGTGGAGAAGAGGGCACGGGTGTGACTATTTACTTCAACGGCTACCCCAATAATCGTACTTATTCCTTCGTCTTCTATACGCCTCAAGCAGAGCTTACTAGTAACGCCACTGTGATCGAAGTGCCGTGGGCACCTATCTACCATTTGGCAGTACTGTACGCACTGGACGAACGTGGAGAGGAGATTGGAGAGCCGGGGTCCAAGGCGTGGCTGCGCTACGAGCGCTCCCTCGCAGATTCGATTGCGCTGGATAACACCCGCAATCCCAACAAGACTCAATTCACGGTACCGTAATGCCCAGTCCTAAGGGTACTGGAGCACCGCTGGCCCCGATCAGCCTAGTCTCGCCGGGACAGTTCGGGCTCAACAAGCAGAACGAGGCAGCAGTCTTACCGCCTGAGTGGGCTACCGAAGCACTTAACTGTGTCTTCGATGCCTCTGGTAGGTTGACGGCTAGACGTGGGTGGACTAGTGCTACGACTACCCCAATGGTAGGTAATCCTGTAGTTGCTGTCATCCATGAGTACATCCGTCAAGACGGCACTCGTTCTATCATCTCAGCAGCCGGTAACAAGGTGTGGACTAGCACAGGCGTCCCGCTGGACGTCACTGGCACGGCCACCATTACCGCAGGAGATAACTGGCAGTTCCTGAATTTCAGTGATGCTGTTATCGGAGTCCAGCAAGGCGAGCAACCAATTCGCTCCTTAGCTGCTGCTAACTTTACAGATCTTACTCCTACAGCAGGCACAGCCCCTACAGGTAACTGTGGGCTCGCAGCCTTCGGTAGAGTGTGGATTGCCGACTCAGACAAGCAAACCATCAAATATTGCACCCTACTCAATGAGCTCGATTGGGCTAGCGTAGGGGCAGGGTCCATCGACATGACGTCGGTGTGGCCCAACGGTATGGATGAGATCACTGCTATCGCAGCGTATAACGGCTCCATGGTGGTCTTTGGTAAGAACTCAATAGTGTTCTGGAGAGACACAGAGGGCAGCGCCCTCGGATTGAATCCTTCGACGATGTACGTATCCGACACTATCGTCGGCACTGGTTGCATTGCTCGGGATAGCGTGCAACAGATCGATAATGGAGACATGCTGTTCTTGTCGGCGAATGGCATCCAAAGCTTGCAACGGCTCATCCAAGAGCGTAGCAACCCGATCATGAATGTCTCGATGAATATTCGGGACTACTTGCTGCAGTACACGTCCAATGAGCAGCCCTCCAACATTCGATCCATCTATGCTCCCAAGGAGGGATTTTACCTCCTTATATTGCCCACTAGCCAACGTGTGTTCTGTTTCGATACGAGAGCTAGACTCCCTGATGGAACGTGCCGGGTTACTGAATGGAGTACTAGAATTCGTGCAGGATGCCGGGCTAATGACAATACTATCTATCTTTCACTGTCTAACCTAGGCGGAAGGATTGGTACGTACTCCGGATACAATGATAGGGATGCCAGCAACGCTGCTATCTCCTATACCTTCCAATATAACTCCGGGTGGTTGGACCTAGGCCAAGAGGCAGCATCCTATATCAAGATGCTTAAGACCTTCAATGGCACAGTGTACAGCGGAGTCAGCGGTGGTACGATGAGCCTCATTTGGGGCTTTGACTTCCAGTCCGACTATTACACCTACAGCTTCTCATTCACAGACGCAGCATCAGCTGGTGAGTGGGGCATTGGAGAGTGGGGAGTGATGGAGTGGGGCGGCGGAGCTAGCCTACAACGATTTAACATCCCGGCCAAAGGCTCAGGGCAATTCGTCAAGATCGGTACGATTGTACCTATTGACCAGCAAACATTTGCGATTCAACAGATTAACTTGTATGCCAAGATTGGCAGGTTGGCGAACTAACAATGGCTAATTACGTAAAGACTACAGACTTCGCAGTTAAGGACGCTCTGCCTACTGGTAACCCTAACAAGGTGGCCTCCGGTACTCAAGTAGACACCGAACTGAATAACATCGCTACGGCTATTGCTAGTAAGGAAGACGTGGGCAACAAGGCCCAGCCGAACGGCTACGCCTCTCTGGATTCCAGCGGAGACGTGCCTAGCGCACAGATCAGCCAAGCCAGCGTTACTCAGCATCAAGCTGCTCTCACCATCCTAGAGTCCCAGATCACGGACAGCACCGTGCTGACCCGTAACTCTGGCACCGAGACTATCTCAGGGGCGTGGAACTTTACCACAGTGCCTACCATCCTCGGTACAGCTGTTAACAATGCCAGCATGCTGACGGCCGGGACTATCCCGGATGCCCGCATTGCGGCTACTGGTGTGACTCAGCACCAAGCCTCACTAGGTACGGACTCAGCTACTGCCAGCACTATCGCTAGACGTAATTCTAGCGGCTATCTCTTTGCTGCATACTTCAACAGCACGGCCAGCCAAGAGTCTCCTACGTTGAGCAATCTGTGGATTGAGTCGGGCTCGGACGGCTATCTCCGTAAGTCCTCTCCCACCCACGTCAAGCGCCAGCTAGTGCTGACTTGTACCATCCAATCGGACCCGGGCGGTACGCCGTCTGGTTCTCCGGGCGACGTATTCTTCTACTACTAATATGGCAAGTAGAACTCTAGTCACAGACTCGGGCGGGACTACTCGACAGACTGCTCGGATGTTCGTAGTGGACTCCGGCGGCACATCACGGCGAGTGCTTCGTGCCTTTGTTATCGATTCTGGAGGTACGGCCCGCCTTATCTTCCAAGGCGAAGTGGTTAATCTAGCTACGGTCAATCTGTTTGACCAAGCCATCTCTCCGGCAAACGCGACGACGTCCTATGCCTTGAATAACAATGGCACGGCTACGACTTTAGGACTAGGCTCTGGAGCAATTACGTGGCTGACAGGCGGAAGCGCTAGCAGCTATGAAGCACGGATGACTGTTACTTCTGGCGCATTCACTTCAGGTGATGCGACCGGATCATGGCTGAACTTAGGTACATCACGCTTTTGGACCTTAACTGAGTCCTTCAACGGTAACGTTAGCCAAACAGTTACTGGTACTATTGAAATTCGTCGAGTATCAGACTCTGTTGTTGTCGCCTCGGCGTCCGTAACTATGGAATCGTCGGTGGAGATTTGAATGAACTGGGAAATAGTTGCGACATGGATAGCTGGAATACTAGCTGTCGGGGGTATGGTCTTTAATATGGGCAAGCAAGCCAGAGAAATAGAATCGCAAGCAGCCCAGATTCACGAGCTAAAGGAAAAGGTCAAGGCCGGCTCCGAACTTCCGATTAAATTAGCTGCCGTCGAGACTGACGTCAAGCACGTATTAAAAGAATTAACAGAGATAAAGTTGCTGCTGTATAAGCGGGCAGGGGGAGACTAACGTGGGTTGGATTGCAGGTATTGCAAGTATCGCTGGCGGGCTGCTGTCTAATCGCAGCTCCCGAAGCGCTCAGCGCGGCAGCCAGTACCAGCCGTGGTCTACACGGTTCGCCGGTGTTGGTAACGCTGACTACATTAAGGGCAGAGGACTCGTCCTTACGGACGGGAATCCCGTTCTTACTAACGCCCTCTCTGAGGGACAGATGAGATCTCTTGGTCAGTTCTATGACGGCCAGCAGAATGCCTTAGGCCAAGACTTCCTTCGCGGCAACTACCTAAACTCTGAGATTACCAGCCAAGGGCTGTTCGACCAGCTCATGGGAGCAGGCCAAGGCACACAGTACAACCCTACTAACTTTATGGGTGGGGTAAATGACGGCATGTTGCAGGGGCTGGACCCCAATGCACTGGCTTCCAACTATACTAATCTATTGAGGCAGCAAGCGCTCCCGCAGGAACAGCAAGCTACGTCTAACGCTCTCAATAGCTTGTTCGGTACGGGGCGTCTAGGCACGACTGGTGGGGCTCTCCAGATGCGAGAACTTCAGCAGGCGCAGCAGCAGGCTGATATCGGGCGGCAGGTAGCCGGCCAACAGTTCGGTCTCCAGCAAGCTTTACAGGCCCAGCAGGGGTACGACCAAGCCCGGGCCAACCAGATGGGACTGATGATGAATCAGTTCGGGGCTAACCAGCAAGGGAAGATGAACCAGTTCGGTATAGACCAAGGCATGTTCGGGCGTACGCTCGATATGTTCAACTCTGGGTCAGATATGACTCAGAATAGGTTCATGAGAGCTATGCAGTTGTTCGGTGGTGAGAATGCCCTCAATCAGCAGTACCTCAGTAACTTCACGGGACTTCTCGGTGCTCAGCAGAGCCAGCAGCAGACGTTGCTCGATATGGCCCGTATCGGTGCCGGGGTTGGTCAGTCTCAGACAGCGGCGAACGCCAATGCTGCCCAGATGCGTAACCAGTCCAACCAAGATATGATCGCCGGCTTTATGAACGCCATCAATAGCTGGTCCCAGAATAAGAAGGAATAACCTAAGTGGCTAATCGAGTTGACCAGTGGCTTAGGTCGATGGGGATTCGTTCTCCGTCAGATATGACCGAAGCCCAGATGGAAGATAGAGATACCCAGAACCCTCTCTCCAAGTACGGCTTCATGTCCGGTCAGGAGAAGCAGCGCCGTTTGATGATCCAGCAGGCCCACGATGCCCAACTGCAACGAGAGAACGAGCTGCTCCAGCAGCAGATGCTTGCGCGCATGTCGTCACAAGGCCAGATTGGCCAGTACATGGGGCAAGGTCTTCTTGGTCTGGTTAGTCATCTTAAAGGTAAGGGTGTGGCTCCTGAGGTTCCGGATGTCCAAGATGACCCTCAAGTTTCGCGCTTTAATCAGCTAGCCGCTGAGGTAGGCCCGATTCAGGCCCGTATGATTATGGGCAACGAGATGCAGAATCCGGGCATGATCGAAGAAGCCAAACAGATGATGGCGGAAGAACAGAAAGCCCGTCTAGAGATGGAAGATCTTCAGGGCAGGATCGACGAAAGGAAGAAGCCTAAAGCTAACCAGACCGTCCGAGTTCCTGAAGACAGGGGCGGAGTCCCCGGCACGGCTGTGTACGAAGTTATCCCCGGAGCTAATGGGGAGAACCGTATGAAGTTTATTGGCTGGGGTGTGGACGGCAGTGTTACCGACACTAAGGAAGGATGGGGTGGCTGGAACAAGACCAGCGGCAAGAACAGCGAGAGCATTCAAGCTTTTGAGAATGCAGCCCAAGCACTTGCCAATACCTTTGACCTGACTGACTCGCTCGTTGAACTGGTGGACAAGTCCCCCAATTCGGCAGGCTGGTCTGGTCAGCTCATCGCTAAGGCAGACAATATCATCGAAGGTGTCAAGAATATCGGTGATACTATCCTAACCCATGGGGGCCGGGAAATGTCAGATGGGCTTCAAGAGAAGCTCTCTAGCACGGCTGACTGGGATTGGACCAAGCTTGGTAAAGTCGCTAAAGAAAGCCACCGCATGCAATCCGTGATCCTTCAGCTTGCATACGCGCGAGCAGCAGCTACCGGAGACTCTAGTCGCTCGTTGTCTGACCGAGATGTGCAGAATCAGATTGACCAGATTGGTGGATCAGTAGCAGATCCCGCAACCTTCAAACAGATCCTAGACGACCTGCGCAAGAGCGCTTACAAATCTCTAGTGAACCGTGCCACATACACGACTGTGGACGGTAAACGACTACGAGACAGCGAAGTAGGTAAGAGATATCTCGATGAATTGGGTGCCAGAATCGGTGCGCCTAAAACTAGATCTGCTGCCCCTAAACCCGGAGAAGTCCGAAATGGGTTCCGGTTTAAATCCGGCAATCCTAACGACAAGAATAATTGGGAACCCGTAAAGTAATCATGGCTCAGAATCCTTGGGAAGAAGAGTACGAAGAAGAAGGTCCGTGGAACGAGGAGTATGAAGAAGCTTCTCCCGATCCGGTGGCCGAAGCTACTCCGTATCCCTACAAGCCCCAACTGACTCCTGTCCGTAGTATTGGCATGGTCGATCTACATCCTGAGAAGACGGAGGCAGCCCAGCGAGGCATTGCTGTAGACCAGAAGGCTCCCGAGGCGGTCCGTACTGGACGGGCATCATTTGCCACGAGTCCTGAGCAGTGGAATGACTTCTTGCAGGCTGAGTTCTTTCGGGAACTTGGCCCTTCGGCTGAGATCAGAGATGATCCCGGTCTTGGTGAGAAGGTATTCTGGAATCCTGCTACTAAGCGATGGACTCCGGTAGGCCAGTCGTCCATTACTGAACGGGCCTACGATGCTTTCGGCAAGATCGCCGCTATCTTAGGCGCAGCTATTCCGGCTGCCCTGACTCGTAACCCTACTCTGGCTGGGACTATGGTCCGTGGAGCAGGTAATACGGCCGCTGGCGCTGCTGGTACTAATTATGCGCTCCAGCAGATGGGCAACCAGATGGGAGTCAACGATCTGGTTGACTTCGATAACCCGGATGCTCCTAAGCAACAGACCCCGGCTGCGGAACAGCTAGCTACTGCTGCTAAGACCGGCGCTATTGAGGGCGCAATGGAGCTTGGCGGCTCTACGGCTGCGCTTCTAGTGAAGTACGGTCGTAATAGGTTGATGGGTAATGTGCGGGCTTTCGATGACGAGACTGCCCAAGCACTGTTGGACGGCGTACAGAAGTACGAGCAGAACATCGCCAACATCAATCAGTACTCGGATACCAAGTGGATTCCGTACGCGCACCAGTTCCTTGATCCTGAAGACCCGGCTGCCATGATCGCGGAGAAGCGTCTTGCCTTGGCTGAGGCCGAGGGGGATGAGGCTCTCCAGCGCAAGATTCTTCAGCAGCGTATGGATGCTAACGGAGCTATCCGCAGCTATTTCCATAACTGGGGTGCTGGGTTTGATATGGGCATTCCGGCTACGGCCGATGGCCGTCATCAGGCCGGAGAAGTCCTCCAGCAGGGGCTGCAAGGGACGGTAGAGAAGGGGAATAGAGACGCTCAGGCGGCTGCGGTAGCGGCCCAGCAAGCTAGCCGAGAAGCGGTCAGCGGACTCCCGCAAGGGATTAAGGCGCACGCCGATACGGCTGGGTCGTATGTCCGTGACCAGTTGTGGGCCCAGTCTGCGGCTGCCGGGAGTCAAGTGGACGAAGCTTACAAGCTGTTCGATAACCAGATCTCGTTCAACGCCAAGACTAACTCTACTCCTCACAAGGTTCCGGTAGACGACCCTAACCTACAGGCTATCATCGAGAAGTATAACGTCAATACCCTTACCGGTGAATGGAAGGGGGCTAAGCCTAAAGTCGTGGCTGGGAAGAAGACCCGGTACTACGATCTGGCAACTATTGATGCGGCCCGTAGACGATTGAGAGAGATCAAGGACGTCAAGACCACTGGGGGCACAGACATTACTACGTCTACCCTCGATCTGGTCAGGGGTCACAAGGATCTAGATAACCTGATGACGGACTATCTCAAGCGAGCTTCCTTGAGCGGAGAGCTTCCGGCCGAGACCTACGACACCTACATGGCAGCCAAGAGAGCTGCTCACGACGAGGCTCGTCTATTCAAACAAGGACTAATTGGGGAGATCCTGCACAAAGATGAGGCAGGTAACTACTCACTGAGGAATGTGGACGTAGTCAATAAGATTGTGGCTAGGAAGGATTGGAGAGCAGCGGAACAGTTGTTCGATGCTGTCAAGGATGATCCGGCTGTAATGGCCGAGATGAATAAATACATCCTAGCTATGTACGAGAAGATGGCCACGAAGGACGGGATGACCAGCCGCGCGCTGCACGACAAATTCATGTCTCCTAATGGCTACGGCCCGCTGGTAGACATGTTCGTAACCTCCAACCCCTCGTGGAGGGGTGAGGCGAGCAAGCGTATCTCTACGTTTGGCGAGCTGTCCGATATGGCTACCGCTACTATTGAGAAGGCTAAGGTGCTGGACAAGGCACTCCGGGCCTCTTTGGGCGGTCGCCTTACCCGCTGGTCCCCTGAAGAGATCACTCAAGGCATTCTGTCCCGGAGACTCAAGAACGAGGATATCTTTACGGTTACTAAACTGGCCCGTAAGTACAAGGCTCTTGAGCCTCTCCAGAACGGTCTCATGAATGAGATTGCTCTGAAGACGTTCCCTCAAGGACTGGATCAAGCCCCGAATCTCTTTGCTCTAAAGAAGTTGCTTGACGAGAATGGGGTCAAGATCGCCAGTGTGATGGGAAATGAGTACGCCTCAGCCTTGTACAGACTGGCGGATGCTCGGGATGTCTTGATGCGCAACCCTGCTAAGATGAACGATCCGCCGCTCCAGACTCCGCTACAGGCGGCACTCCGAGTCCAGACTGGAGTCATGAGTAAGGAGGGATTGTTCCTGACCTTCCTCAACAAGTGGGGTAGGAACAAGCTTCCTAGCGCTATCTATGAAGCACTCACGGATAAAGAGAAGCTCCAGACGCTTGCCAACTGGACGCGTACCCAGAAGATTGTAGCCCGTACTGCTGGTGCAGCGGCTGCTGGATCGTCCGCGTATGTTGGTGAGGAGAATCGTCGTGATTAATTCCGAGGTTCTTATCGCAGAGCTTAAGCGACACGAAGGCTTCTCTGAGAAGATGTACAAATGCCCGGCTGGTTATAATACTATCGGGTACGGCTGGAATGTAGATGCCGGCATTGACCGCGATCTTGCTGA